TGCGCAATGAAAATGCAGTGCTTCAGAGCCAAGTATTGCAATTAACGCAATTATGCACTGACCATGAACAAACAATCGAGTCACTAAAAGATGAACTTGCCTGCACAATCATTGGCACGCATGAAGACACGCTTGAAGATTTATCTGATAACTCTATTAAAGTAAATGGTCTTAACGTTTCTTCTGCCCCTGAAGAGTTGCACCACTTTATTGCGTTGCTAGATGACTTAAACCAAGAAGCCCCTTTAACTAAAAAACCTAATTGTGAGCACTTAACCGTTACGGTTGAAAATCAAGAAATCACACCGACAGCTGCAGAACGTGACGCCGCTTGGTCTTGGTATCAAGACAACGTAAAAATTGTTAAAGCTGATGACGCTAACAGTAATTCAACTACTGAAGCCGAGGCGTAACGATGTTGTATTGCAGCAAGCAAGGCTTAATTGACCGCTTTAGTGAAGATGAATTAATTCAACTTACCGATCGTCACAACTTAGGCGTTATTGATGACAACGTGCTTAACCGTGCGATAGAAGATGCCAGCACTGAAATGGACGGATATTTATCACGTTTTAATTACACTGCTGACACGTTGCCTGAGTCACTTGAACCGCTTGCTTGCAATATTGCGCGTTACTATTTATATGACGACGCCCCTAGCGACCACATCATTACTCGCTATAACAATGCCATTAAGTACTTAGAAAAAGTAAATAAAGGCACGTTAACCATAGGTAAAACCGAACAAGGTGTTGAAGTTGCCAGTGTTGACTTACCTGAAATGCAAAGTGGCGGTACAGTGTTTAGTCGTGATAAATCACGAGATTTTATCTAATGATTAATTCAATTATCAACCAACTTGCCAATGCCGAACTAAATGGCAAAAAGCTTTTTAAGGTAGTCGAAGAAGGTGTTGATTTGGGTGCTGTTTTACAAAGTAAATTAAACCAATCGCCGGTTGCTTACGTGATTGAAGTTAGCCGCAAGCCCAGTGGTAATGCTCGCCAAATGGGCATGCCTTTACAAAATGTAAAAACCATTATCGGCGTTGTTATCGGTGTTAAAAAAGTAAACGACTTATCTGGCAGTAAAGCCCTAAGTTCTGCTTATGCGGTGGCAAAAAAAACCCGAGAGCAATTATTTGGTTTTACACCGACTGCAGAGCATAGCGCTTTGTTACTTGATGCATCAAACACCATTGGTGCAAACGATCATGCTCTTTGGAAATTAGAGCAGTTTTCAACCGAGCATTTAGAGGAAGCAACCCATGTCTAAAGCAAAACAAGCAGAAGCAGCAACACCAGCACTAAACCAAACGCCTGGTGGCAGTTTCACCAAAGACCCCGAAAGTGGCGCGTTAACGCAAGTGCAAGGTACTAATCGCAAAAGCACAGCGGCAAAATCAGCCACTAAAACACAGGTAGCGAAATCATGAAATTTGATAAAAAACTCCTGCTTATCAAGCTAGAAACAACCTATGGCACTGATGCAGCGCCAACAGGTGCTGCCAACGCTATTTTAAGCAAAGACGTTGAAATTACCCCGCTTGAAGCCGAAGCACTAGAGCGTGGCTTAGTTAAACCTCATTTAGGTGCTGATGAAGATATTCTGGTCGGCGAACATATTCTGCTATCGGGTAAAACAGAATTACAAGGCAGTGGCATTGCAGGTGTTGCCCCAGGTTTAGGCGTAATATTACGCTCAGGTGGCTTTGCAGAGGTCATTGTAGCTGCAACCAGTGTTGAATATGTTTTAGCGTCTGATAACTACGAAAGCGCGACAGTACACTTTTACCAAGGTGATACCTTGCACGCTATGCGTGGCGCAATGACCAGCATTAAAATTATGCTGGAAAAAGGCATTCCATACGTGGAGTTTAACTATATTGGCCTGTGGGTTGACCCTGCTAAAGTGGTTGCCCCTGCGTCTGATTATTCTACTTGGCAAAAGCCAACACCTACAGGTGCAGGCCGTACATCTGCATTTATGATAAATGGTTATGCTGCCGAGCCAATTAAATTAAACCTCGATGTGGGCCAAGAAGTGAAATACATCGAAAGTTTAACCACTGCCAAAATTGACATTACCAAGCGTAATGCTAGTGGCGCTACAACTATTCTCGCCCCTGAACTTGACCAGCATAACTTTTTTGATGATGCCAAAAATAGCGTCACGGGTGGGCTTACCATTACCCACGGTAACGTTGCAGGCAAAATTTGTAAGATTGATTGCCCGAAAGTACAAGCGAAAGCGCCAAAATATGGTGACTTTGAAGGTCAAGCCACACTGGACATGGATTTAAAGCTTATTCCAACCAGTGCCGGCAACGACGAAATTAAATTCACTTTCACCTAATTAGTACTAAGGACAGATATGTTTCAACTAGAAGAAGATAGCCTTGTTTGGTGGCCGGTTAAAATTAGTGTGCCGGTTGATGGTGGCAAAGTGTCTGTGCATGAAATCACTATGCAATTTGAGTTTATTTCATCTGAAGAGTATCAAACAGCAGCGCGCATCGGCGATTTACCGTTACTGGAATTAATCGTTAAAGGCTGGGAAGGCATTTTAGGCGCAGACAAAAAAACCTTACCTTTTTCAGCTGCTAATTTAATCGCACTGTCGAGAAAGCCTTTTGTTTGTCATGCCATTGGTACTGCTTATGCAGAAGCCGAACGAGGTATAGCGGCAAAAAACTAGTAGACGCTGCCCAAGGATGGGCAGCACCACCACTGGTTGACGGAGAAACCGAGAAAGATTTAATACGCTCTGGCGCACCACAACACGTTTTAGATGAATTAGCCCAAAGCAAAGTAATTATGGTGTTGCCCGAAAACTGGCCCATCGTGATTTGGTTTAACCAGGTATGTGACTTAATGCGCTATCGCGCCAGTGACGGTGCTTGCTTAGGGCTTGATTTAGNNCNGGTNAANACATGAAAGCGANATGAGCGAACGCCNNTATANCAAAGCACANTTNNATGGTCTACGCATGATGAGCAAAGCCGCCGCGCGTACGATTAATCAGCACTAGCCTAAGGGTAAAAACATGACAGATATCAAGCTAGGCATCGTATTTGACGTTAAAAACGGTCGATTTAAATCTGAATTAAAAGAAAGTACTCAGGCGTTCGATAAGTTCCGTGTTTCTACCGAACAAGCAGCAACCACCACCAAACATTTCGATAAAAACTTAGGTCTCTCAAACTTTACGTTAGCTAAAACTAATAAAGTCACTCAAGCCGTAGGTCGCGGGATAGAGATGATGAAAAATGAGGTAAAACAAAGCTCTCCTGTTGTGAATGCCCTTGGTAAAGAGACACAACGTACTGCTACTAAAATAAAGCAGTTAGATAATAACTCTAAACGTGCCGCTGTTAAAGTGAGCGGCCTAGGTTCATCAACTCAAAAAACAACGACTAAAACCCGTCAGTTTAATGCCGCCATCGATGACACCAATACCAAGCTATTTAAAACCAATAGAGTGGCCTCAAGTGTTAGAAACGCCATTGCCGGATTAGCTGCCGGCTTTGGCGCGGTTCAATTGGGCACTGGCTTAGTAAAAGAGTTAGCCGCCTTTCAGGATATTCGTACCCGTTTGCAGGGTTTGTCTGTTGATGCGGCTGATTACGCAAGTAAAGAGCGTTGGTTAATCGATTTAGCCGAGGAACACCACAAAGAGCTCAATGGCTTGGCTGATGGCTATAGTCGCTTATCAACCCTAACCCAAGAGAAAATAATTACTGACGGTCAAGCGCGCGATATGCTTGAGGGTTTGTCAAATGCTGCGGCTCGAAATGGCGCAAGTACTGCCGATTTAGAGCGTGTTTACTATGGTTTAGCACAAGCACTTGGCCAAGGCGTAGTGCAAATGCAGGAAGTTAACCAAGTTGTAGAACCACTACCAGGCCTAATGACTAAATTAGCCCGTGCTGCAGGTGAAGAAACCGGTGCAGGCTTTAAGGCGCTTATTGCTTCAGGTAAAGTCACTTCTGAAATGTTCGGCGAATTGCTCGTTACCGCCTTAAAAGAATACGCCGGTGCAGCGGTTGCCACAGGCGATAATATTAACGCTAAATACCGTGACATTAAGCGTGAATATCAGTTGCTGGCCGTTGAGCTAGAACAGCCGATTGAGAGTGCGTTACTGCCGACACTTGATGGCTTAGCTGACGGTCTGGTGTTTCTAAGAGAACATACTGAAGACGCTATAAATGTTTTACAAATAGGGTTGGTTGTAGCCGCAGGCCATGCCGTAAATGCACTGTCAAATAAAGCCGCAGCGACGGCAAAAGATGTGCTGGCAACTAGAGCATCTAACCTAGCAAATCTTGCTCTTGCTAAAACCGAACTAGCACAAGCACAAACAGCTAACTTGCGTGCCGTTCAAGAGCAAGCAGCTGCCCAGCGTATGTTGAAAAATGCCATCAACGCTAGTATTCGTTCGAAAGCTATAACCAACTTAGCAAGAGCAAATGGTCAATTAGCTGCTAGCGAACGGTTAGTTGCCACAGCAACAACCAACACCGAAATAGCAACCAGAAAGCTTAGTGCGGCTCGACGAGGTATGAGTTTACTTAGTGGTGTTGTGGGCGGACTACCTGGCATATTAACTATTGCTGGATTTGCTTTGTACTCGTTTGCAACATCAGCTGATTCCGCAGCAGCTCGCACTAAAGCGTTGTCGCTTGATGTAGATACTTTAAAAGAGAGCTACAAAGCATTATCTGAATTGCAATTAAAAGCAAAAATCGTAGAGATAAATCAAGCCATTACTGCGCAAACCGACGTGCTAACAACGCAAAAAGACACCATTAAGGCACTGCAGGCCTCCACTGAAGAGGTTTGGG